GTCTGTAATAAGTTGCCATACGAAAGTATGTTCTTATATGAAAATTCTAGTAATCTCACTGCTCGTAACTTTTATTATTTCGTAATGCGTCGTATATCTCTTTAAATCGATCAATCACTTGTTTAGAAAGATCTGGAGTATGGGTCGACTCTTTAATTTTTTCTTCAAGAATACTAAAAATATTATACTCATAGTTTGAATCAATTTCAACTTCACTTTTTGTTTTAAGCTGCTCGACTGAATATGAAAAGAATTCAAGTCGACGATATCCAAAGTCTTTAACTAATTCAGTAAACTTGGTTATTGGAAATCGAGCGGATAGCGTAGATTCAATCGTAACATCCACAAAATTATTGAAGAATAGTTTTTTTAACTCATCAGTATTAAGGTTAAGAAGCTCAATTATGTCATGTTTAATATGCTTTGGAGAAATGGTATTTTCTACAAATTTCTCAGTTATATCCGCTCCACTTACATCAAGCACATAAAAACCTTTTGCGTTTCCGCGATCTCCCCTGTCCATTTCGTATGGAGTTCCAACATATAGGACATTGTTTTTGTCTTGACGAATATGAATATGACCTGAATAAACTCGTTTAAATGACTTTACATCATCATATTCTAGTCCATGCTCAAGTTTAGTTGCTTTAGTTAGACTAAATCCTTTGAAATCAGCATGACAAAAGATATATTTTGCGGAATCATATAACTTTACAGTTTCTTTTAATTCAGGTACAGATTCTATCCAAGGTAACATTAAAAACTTATGTGAGTTTAGTTCCAAGATCTCTGGCTTTTCAAAGATATTGAAATTCTTGAACATAAGATCATATCCTTTTAGAGAATGAGTATCAGTTCGATCTTTATAATAAACGTCATGGTTTCCAAGAATAAGATAGATGCCGCGTTTAAATTTTTCAGACAAGACCTTAGCTATCTGTAAAGAAATATTTTGAATACGAACATTTGTTGATTCTCGAATATGGTTCCAATCACCAACTTGAACAAGAATATCTCTTTCTGGATCAAATCCTTCTTCGTCTACCTTTTGTAAGAAAAAATTAAGAAGAAAATCAGATTGTATGTCTGACCATTCCATTGAGTTATTTCTTACACCAAGGTGAAGGTCGCCAAGTACAAATACTTTTCTAATATCTTTTAATTTCATCCTTGTGGAGCTAGCTTATCGATGTCAATAATTTTTGTTATACTCTCAAATTTTGCAAGATTTTCAGCAAGATCAGCAGCTGATGAAAATACGTAAGTTGTCGGCAAAATAGAATTTGCATCATAAAAAGTAAGATCAGTCGCTGCAGTCTGCACTATTTTGTAAACCTGATCGATATTTAGATAATCGACTCCAGTTGAGTGTGTAAGTTTAATCCAAGCCATTAGTGTATCTTTTTTTTGTGCATCTTTCCATCAAGGAATTGATACTTTTTATTTAATTCGGTTAATAAGAGTTCTTGAATCTCTGTTTCTAACATATCAAATAACTTCTTGTACTCAATTGATGAAATAGAAGATATTACTTCTAAAATATAAATTGGGCTATAAAACATGATTACATTAGATTTTAACTCAAGCGTTGTGTTAATCTTGTTAAATATGAAATTAACGTCTTCCTTTGAAAATTTAGATTTAGTCACAAACGGATCAGTTGAGGATCGGGTTATTATTTCTGAAATTTCAGGATCGTTTTGTAAGAAAGAAAAGATTGCGTCTAAAATAAATTTAGTCTCAAGTTCACTTTCATATTCGTATAAATCTCGTAAGTAGGAATCTGAGTAGTCTCGTGAAACCGAGATTCCTCTCGATAAAGAATATTCGTCTGAATCTGGCAGACCATCGCCAGTATTATAACGATTATTAAAAATTTTGTCTTCCCTGACTATCGCGGGAACGTTTTCATCATCCTCTTCTTCAATCTCGTTTATGTTTTCAAGTTCGTCATCATTTGGTCTCATTAGATATTAATTATTTTATATCTGATTGAAGAGGTCATCATAATCTTCATCAGTTTTTGGAGAAGAAGGAGTGGTTGAATCTTCTAAGTTTGAATATTCATCACGAAGAGAATCAGCTAATTTACTAGCTTCTTCATCATCACTATAAAACTCGCTATTTGTTCCTACTTCTTCGCTTAGCCTAAAGTATTCTTTATGCATTGTGTAGAACTTATAACTTTCTTCATATCCATTGTCGCGATTTGCAATCGCTTTTATTTTCATTCTACTTTCAAGTGGACTGCGCATCAATCCAAATAATGAATCAACTGTGTGAATTAGACCAAAGGATTCAGCAACCGAATCCATACCTAGGTCAAAATTATCAATGTCTTCTCGTTTGATTTGAGTAGCGCTAATAATACACCATTCATTTCTCATTGCAACACCACGTAATTCCTCAGAAATACACTTGATTTTTTCATAAAGACCGTTTTGATCTTTAATTGGGCGTAATAGATTTAAGTAATCGACAACAATAACTTTAAATCGCTTGTTCATCTTGCTTTCAAGACGTAAAAAGTAATTTTCAATATCGATTGCAGTTGCACTACCTGTTGGAAAGTCTTTAATTATTAACTCTCCACAAGATTTACCAGAAGATTTTAATTCGGCAATTTTATCACCAATTAATTGGCTGTGTTTTGCATCGGTAATTCCAGAGTATACATCAGATGGAATACTTAAAATATTTGAACCAATACGTTTCATGTATTGACGTTCTGGTAATTCAACCGTTACTAATCCAGTTACGTTTCCGATTAGGAACGAACGAGCAGCAATATTTCCAAGAACCATAGATTTACCAACCTTAGGTCGACCTTGAAAAACTACAAGAGATTTTGGGTTCCATCCTCCGCCTAAACACTTATCTAAAAATGGAAAACCGGTAGGGCTTCCGTTTTTAGCTAATTGTATATGTGCTTCTGGATTAAAGAAGTTTAGTCCAGTGTCTCCGCTAGAGAAATTAACTGAGAGTTTACTGCTAATATCATTTCTTACTTTTTCTGAGATCTTATCGATATTTTCAGGATCGATCGAAGTAGTTTTTAGATATGTGAGTAGATCAAAAACAGTAAGGTTAAGATTTCTAAGCAAAATAAAAGAACGTACGTATTTGTATAGATAGTCATAATTATACTCTCGTAAATTGAACGCATATAAGTCATCAAATTCTTCATCATCTATTGGTGCATTTGTTAATTCCAAGTAACTTCTTAGTTCCTTGTGATTTGGTATTTTTTCGTATTCTCTAAAAAATTTTAACGCGATCTTAAAGGATTCTTGTCTATTTTCTTCATTGAAATATGAAGGCTTTACCATAGTTATCAACTCTTCTCGTCTTAATGAATCATGGCTTTTCGGTTTAAGCTCATTATTATCATTATCGGTATGTAAAATAAAGTTCCACACCATCTTTTCAAGCGAGTCTATATTTTCGGTAAAGTCTATCATCTATATTTTATAAAAGTTCGTTAATCCTTTTTCTGTAATCTTCATGGTCTCTCCAGTAACTGAAACATTTTCGGTAGCAATCAGATTCTTTAATCTTTTAACTAGATTTTGCTTAAAAGTTTCATCTTTTAACTTATCTCCGAAAATATATTTCATAGATTTGGATGTGAACTTAAAGTTCTCAAGCGAAAGATCCTTGTCCTTCGCTTGAATAACTTTAGTTAAGTACTGTATTATGTCAAAAAGAATTGTCAATTCATCTTGCAAATTCTCTTCGTTATAAACATTTAAGTAATATTTAATTGGTAAATCAGAGCGAATCTTCATCATTATTTAGGTTTTCAAGTTCATCGTTTTCAAGGATATCAATTCCGTCTTGTGTTTCTGGAAACTTGAATGTTGGTTTAATGATTTTCTCGTCCAATTCTTTTAGAACATCTTCTGTGAATAATCTAGCTGAGAAAAATTCTTTTACTGGAATTTCATCTCCATTGTGACGACTAATATAATTTTTTGCAAGTTTACCTGGCATAAAATAGAAAGTTTCTCCAGATACTTCAAATTTAGAGCAATCTTCTTGCTCTGCAGGTTTAAGTTTAGAAAATTCCTTTTCAGTTAATTTTTTACCACGACCGACTCCACAATTTTCCCAACTAACAAATTGCTCTAGTCCTACAAATGGATTCATACCCTTATGGAAAGAGATATGGAATTCAATATCGATCGGTTTAGCTAAACGATTTTTCTTAGTTTTAGAGCGAACGATAATTCCTGTTGTGGTTTTTGCTTCATCACGAAGAGTTCCTTTACTCAACATCAAGATAATTGATGCAGAGAATTCCGGACCTCCTCCGCCCGACATACCCTTTGGAGTGTATTGATCCATTGAAGCATACGTATGGTTAGTAAAGATAAAAGGAACTTTAAGATTTGAAAGTTCAAGAGTAAATGATTTGAAAAGTGATCTCATTTCTTTCGAACGAAGACCCATATCTGAAGCATTTTTACCAGCATCCATATCTCGTTTACTCTTATCAGTATCTAACATACCTACTGAGTCGACGAAGATTGCTGGCTTCAATCCTGGATTTTCTCTCATTGTTTCAATAAAGTCGTTAATAAAGAATTTAACGTCGCTGATTAAGCCCATACGCAAATACTTTAATCCATCTAGATCGACTCCGAATTTTACATAATCTGAGCGGTCGATTGCACCTTCAGTATCAATATAAAAAACTAAATAACCTTTCTTTTGTAATTCGCGAACTGCGTTTAAACATAAGAAGGTTTTACCTGCACCAGAATCACCAGCAATCCCAATACTTCGTGTATTTGGATAGCCGCCGAATACTGAGCCGGACATTTGTGCATTTAGGAGATAATTACCAGTTGGAATGTATTCATCAATATCTGAGAATCCCATTAGGGTAATTTTAGACTTAACTTTTTTCTCAAGCAAATCGTTAAATTTGTTGAATGCGTTAAGTACGTCTTTTGTATGTGACATATCGTAATTATTTTAATAATCTTTTACTTAATGCCGACAAAAAGTTCTTAATCTGAAAAATAAGAAATGAGAAGAAGGGAACAAGATAACGCAAGAGAATCTTGGATATCCCCATTTAAAAGTCTAGTAAATCTGACCTTTTCGATGGATTGAATATTTTGGTTTGGGTTAAGGCCAATTGGAGTATATCCAGAAGGATCTTCCATGTGATTAGTCAAATTAACACCATAACACTTATATTCTTTGCTAAACGGTACACCATGTCTTACAGTACCTAATAAGTAAGTATCGTTTACATGTATATCGTTTAGTCCCATTTCATCTGCAAGACACGATTCAACTGCATTATAATATGAGTCGAATTGATCTTTATTAAAAGTATCAGTAATACAGGTAAATCCAACTCCTCCGAGTAAATGATCCATGTATTTTGCTAAGTAAATATTTTTGATTTGGCCGCGTTCGTTTAAATCAAACGGCAAAATGCAAATAGACTCTTCAGAGCAAGCAAGTCTTCTAAATTTTCCATTATTTCCAGAAAAAGAATACATTGAGTATTTACCATCATTGTATTCTTCCTTTTTGTCGAAATGTTTGTTATCGGGATTCATTTACCTCAGTTAAATTTACAGTAGGTTTAGCCTCTTTCTTTGCTGGCACAACTGGTGCCAAAATTGATTTCATAGAGTCCTGTACTACTTGTTTATTTATCATTCCATGCAAGTATTCTGCAAGTTCAGATAAAAACTTGTCCTTGTTTTCAGCCCCATTGTACATCATTTTAAGAAGCTTACGATCTGGTAATTTAACCGTCAAGTTAATTGAAATTTGAGACTCTTCTGAGTTAAACATTGCAAACATGTTCGGTTTCGGTATAGGCGGAGGAACTTGTGCACCAGTCTGAACAGGCTGCATCGGATTTGCAGGATTGGCTGGAACATTGACTTGAGGAGGCACTACTGGAGGAGTCCGTTTAACATCAGCAAGTGGACGAATTGGTCCATTGATTGCCATTGCTTCCTCACGGCTTAATGGCTTATCATCTCCGTGTAACATCATTAAGTTTGAATTTAATTTGCTACTGTCGATTTTTGAGCCATCATCGAACACGATTAAAAATCGGCCATTACTTAAAGGCTCAACGTCTCTGCATTTTACTACTTTTCCAAGTAATGCGGACTGGTCCGTTTTTACCCACTGAAATCGTTGGCCAGTAAAATTCTCCTTTAGAGAAATTAGTTTATCAGTATCCATTTTTTCTTTATTTTTTGTCTTCGAGAACCAATTCTTCCATTGTGGAAGCATTTTTGTTTTTGCTAATCTCGTTAAGAAATTCTTCATGTGCAGCGGATTTATTTAACGAGTTAAATGAATTTAGAGGAATTTCACTATAGGAATCATCCCAAAGCGGAATAAGTTCTCTTTCTCGTTGGACTCTATATTCAGC